CTAAGTACCTGTAATGCACTCCATCGATTAGGGCGATTATATCACCCACATTATAATTTATCTTCTTCATACTCTATATTTTTTAATTAGCTCCTTAACCATGTTCATAAGTCCGTTTTGTGTATCGGCTTTTCCACTTAACGCCGCTATTACCCGCTCGTCTATCGTACCCTTCGTTACAATGTGATGGATAAACACGCTATTCTTCTGACCCTGTCTCCATAACCTCGCGTTGAACTGCTGGTATAACTCCAAGCTCCAAGTAGTACCGTACCAGATGATCCGGTTTCCTCCCTTCTGCATATTCAGACCGTGACCCGCGCTAGCCGGATGAGTCACCAATACGGGTATCTCTCCGGCGTTCCACCGTCTCACGCTATCTACTCCGTCCAGCGCTTCCGCCCCGAAACCTTTCAGGGCTTCCAGTATACGCGCCTTCTCGTGTTGGAAATTGTACGCCACCAGTACGGGCGATCCGTTCGCGGCTTCCACCATCTCAACCAATGTTTCTAGCTTCTCATCGTGCACGGTTCTTATATTCCGGTCTGCATCGTAAACCGCGCCGCCCGCGAACTGTAAGAGCTTGTTTGATAAGGCGGCGGCACTTAGTGCGGTGATCTCCGCGTAATCGTAGTTGGCGTCCCGCAGCATTTCCAGTACCTGATCCTCCTCAAACTTCTCGTACTGCTTCTTCACCTTCGGGGACAACTCCACATAGTTGTTCACGTATGTAAGTTCCGGCATATCTAGGAAGTCTAGCGCCTTCATCGATAATGTGATGTCCGCTATCTTTTCGCCCAATACCGCCTCGGTTGTCGCTAGTGGTTTGTACTCGTAAACGATCCCGCCGTTCTGCGCACCCGGTCTGAAATAGTTGGCCCTGTAATCGGTTATCGTCTTCCCCAGCCGTTGCCCGCCATCGATTAAATACATTTGCGCCCATAGGTCAATAAGCCCGTTCGGTGCAGGCGTACCCGTCAGACCCACCACCCGGCTGACGCTCCGGCGTATGATCTTCGCGGCCTTGAAGCGCTTAGACTGATGGTTTTTAAAACTGCTCAATTCGTCCAGTACCAGCATGTCGTACGGCACTTTCGACCCGCCCCACATCTGCAATAGCCAAACAAGGTTGTCACGGCTCACGGTATAAACGTCGGCTTCCGCCCTTGCTGCGATCTCGCGCTGCTTCGCCGTACCTTTAATGACCGACAAACGCAGGTGGCGGATGTGCGCCCAGTTTTCTATCTCGTCCCCCCAGGTCATTTCGGCGACGCGCTTTGGTGCTACTATCAGCACCTTAGTTACCTCGAACTCATTGATAAGATCGGCTACGGCTGTTAGCGTGCTAACCGTCTTTCCCAGCCCCATATCAAGGAATAGCGCGGCGTCCGGGTGCTGCTTGATATGGTCTACGGCGGTACATTGATAGCCATGTAAGTTAGTCCGCTGTAACATGTTCTACAAATTTTATGTGCTCCCCGTCCATCCGTTCGACGGGTACACAATTCACGTAATTACATCTATCATGAAAGAAGAGCGCACAATCATAGCACGACTTTTCATCGTTGTTGCCTACCACTTCCACTACTTTACCTTTGAACGTTAACAGTTTGCCTACCGGGTATTCCGTGTGCTCCTTAAGCTCTTCCAGTTCTTCAAAGATAACGTGTTGGTCGTCCTCGCGTGAACACTCGGAACAATCTACATACATCGCCTTGCATCGTGGCGCATCGCCTATCTTTGTGAGGAAAACGCATCCGCTACATAAGCCATTGCTCCGTACACATTGTACTATCTTACCTTCGTCCGTGGTGAATACTTCACCTACTTTATATTCTATCATAATCCTAAATCTTTTTTATACAACATATCGTAAATATCATCTAGCGTGTATCTCTCCGGGAAACATTTAAGTACTTCGGCGATCACGTCCAGTATATCGGGAAACTTCGATTTAATCCCTAACAAGTCCTTCAGGGCTTCTGCCCGGTTAGCGTTAAATATTTCCTCCTTGTAAACCTCTGCCACTGTGTCGGGCCCCTCAAACACTACGTTGTCACCCTTGTGCAGTTCCCGGCGGCTGTACTCCCTTCGTAGTATGCTGTCCGGTACTTCTGATATTAAATATTGTTGCAGGTTCTCGGGTAATTGATAAATAGCTTCTCCAATCGCGTAGCCCTCGGCGGGCGTTCCGTGCGCCATCTTCGTAACCACATCGCAAAACAGTTTGATGCGGTCCATCCTAAGTTTCTCGTTGAAGTCTACCATTATTCGATCCCTCCCTGAATTACAATTAAATCTGAAATGTTCAACGTTACTGCTTTATATCCCAGCTCGTTCGTGTACGAGAAATCAGTATTGGCTTTAACCTCTACCATACCGTTAGGTTTGAACGCTAAAAACCAACAGGTGTAAATTGACCCGTCTTTCTGAAAGGCTAGCTCTTTGTTGGGGATCATATCAATAAACGTTGATAAGTCCTCGGCTTCTTCATATCGGCGGGCAAAGAGAGTGGCGCGGTCTGTCATTGCAAGGTGGAATCCCTTGTTATACAGGTGCACGTTGAATTGCTTTTCGTTCTCAAAACTCTTCGTTTCCTTCCCACATTTCGTTATGATCCGCCCGTTTTGGGCTTTTGATACTTTTAGTAATTGCCCGTTGTTGTTGTTTCTATATACTTCCATGATGATCTTATTTATTATTATTATTATTACTATTAGTTATTGCTTCTGCCATCTTCTTAAGCTCGCTACGCGAGATGTTAACGGTGAACTGATTGCCCGGGCTGAATATCTGCCACACGCCCGCCATCTTCGGGAAACGTGCAGTATGTCCCGCCGGGTTGTTAAGGTGTACGATCTCGTTGCTGCTTGATGGCTTGTACGCTGCCAAACTCGTCAGCGTCTTAACTGCTGCGTCCGCATCGCCTAGATCAATATCCATTTCTAGGGAGCTAGTTCCGGCTAGCTGTCCGGTGATCTGATACGTTACCGCGTCGCCTTTCGTGACTTCCACGATCTTGCACGTTCCCAGCCGGAAAGACTTAAGCGTTTTCAGGCTTCCGCTTGCGGTTGATACTTGTGCCATCGCGCTAACTGTGATAAACAATACTACTAAAATACTTACTAACTTTTTCATACTTTTTGGTGTTGTGGGCGGTGTGACCCGCCCAGGTTTATTAAATTCTTCCGTTTCTTAATTGGTTCAACTCGTTCATCTTATTTATAGCGGCTTCTTCTGATATTTCCAAAGACGCCGTACTTTTATCATAACCGTCTATAACGGCAAAATATCCTTTTCTCAACGGTTTAATGTAAAACTCGTTTTTGCTGTGGTTCTTTAAATAGGCTTGTACTTTCATATCTTTAATTTTTAAGTGGTTATTTCCTTTTGACACTTCAAAGATACGACTAGTTATCAGACTACCAAAATATAGGATAAACTATTAACATCAATTCGCACTAACCGCCATGAGTTAACGCCCGTTAACATAAAAGTCTATCAAATCCTTCAAATCGTTGTACTCGTCAGGGTTCGACACTACTCGCACATTGAAGTCAAGCGCGGCGATACGATCCAGTATAACACGCTGGATCGGTCTAGGTTTGCATCCGGTTGACTTGAACTCGACAAAGATAACCGTCCCACCCGGTAACAAGTACATCCGATCCGGCAAACCGTTAATAAATTGGGACAGCAATTTGATTGCCATCCCTCCTTTATTCTCCACGTACTTAGACATAGTACGTTCAAATACCTTTTCACTGGTTTCCGTTGCCTTCATCCGGTCTTTGTATTCTTAGTACTCCATTGTTCGCCACCTTGCACGCTGCCCTTAACGCTACATAGTTCTTCCGGGCTTGTGACGCCTTCTTCCATGTCAGACCGACGCACCCTTCCAGGTCTTTCCAGCTGTCGTTAGCCTTGTTATACACTTGCAGCTTAAACATTCCGCAAAAATCTCCTGTGTACTTGTCCGGTGTGATGCGTGTCGCACCGTCCCTTGATTTTAATTTTTTCTTGTTACTCATTGCTGTATTCTTTTAATTCTTTTAATTCTTTTAATTCTTTCAAAATTATCCAGGCCTCCATCATTGAACACCTACTGTTCAAAAAATCTTTTGTTCCGAAATCCCCAAACATTTGGCGCATCACGTGCTTATAATCCTCTAGGCTGTTCCAACAGTCAGGCCTGAAGGGACTTTCTCTAAACACTACGATAAAACGCTTATCTGATCTTACATGCCACGCGTTCGTATTCTGAACCATCCACTCGAAAATAACATCTAATTGGTTACGTGTGAGACGCAAACCGCCTTCTCCCAACACCAGCAAAATAAGGTTACTGGAAACTTTCCCTTCTCTTAAGTCCCGTGTAATTTTAGCCTTCAAGACCTGTTCAGTACTTTCCATACAATAAAATTTTGTAAGTTTAATTGGATAATACACGGAGATCGCCACAATCGCCGCCGCTAATATAATATATAATATCATTCCTTTGTTACATAAGTTAGATTAACCCGTTTAACCGTAAATCCCGATAGGGTCTGACAATCGGCGATATACCGCCGTTCCGCTTCTATGTCTGATACGACATACACACCTAAGCTATCTTGGACTTTCGTGTAGTCCTGTATTATAACACCGTCCGTCGTTATAATCACCGCTTTCAATATCTGTATCATACGCGTGTTGTTGGCTCGCAACATAATAAAATGAATAATACAAACAGGATCGCCCAAAAAGTGTAAATTACAAACTGTTTCATGATCTAAAATATTTTAAAGGTTTTTACTGCGTGATCGAAATCTGATTCGCTAGCGTTCCGAACTGTGTGCATATCCTCCGTGAAGTATTTGCCCGGATATTTTGTAGCGCGTATTTTGGTAATTTCTTCAAAGGAAAAGACTTTCAACGCCTTAACCAGCTTCTGCAATCTCATTGAATCTCGCTCGAGGGCTTTTTTAGTAGGCTCTCCGAAAAATCCCTTCTTGTTCCAAAAGCGGCGGCGGGCTTTTAGCTCCGCCTCCGTTAGTTCCCCTATATTTTGTTTCATGATCTTAAATGTTTATGCAACATACGGACATATCACACTCTGCGTCGTATTCATGGCCGAAGAGCTTTCCTTCGAAATATTTCTGTAAACGGTTGAATACTTCTTTATCCTCGCCGTCCCACGCCAAAGTTACCATATTGGTACGCGCGAACGTTAAGTCTATTTCTACGCCAGCTACTTTTGATAAGGTCTCTTCAAGTTTCTTAATTTGATTCTTCATGATTCTAATTTTTTAATTGGTTTATTTCCTTTTGACACTTCAAAGATACAACAAGTTATTGAACTACCAAAACTTTTCTCAAAAAACTTTAGTATATTAACAAAAATAAAGTCTCGCGTATCACTACGAAAGACTTTTTAACTGAAAAACCACCCTAAAAGTATTAACCTTAAAAATTAGAAAAGAAAGTTTTGCATCACAAAGATAGTAATTTTTTGCTTTCCTCGCTACCTTTACGCACATAAACTACTTGTTGGCCGTACAATTTCGTTCTTTTTAACTTTCCTTTGTACCAACCTTTCATTTGTCGCATCGCCGTGGACAATTCGCGCCCTTTCGCGCTTGTATAATCTTCTTTCCGGCGTCCCAGCGCATCCACCCAAAGCTCCATTAAACAGAACTCGTTTTTAACCGTGTCGCCTATCTCGCCCAAACCGCCCGATAGGAAGTCCGCGCGTTGTTGTTCGGTGCGCTCTTCGTAGTCAGCCGGGAAAAGTCTATCTACATAGTTCTCTATAATACCTACTAGAGGACTTTCTTCTGTAAATTCTTCGCGACCTTCACTTGCAATCGCTTCTGCTTCATCGGATAAGATAAGACTTTCCCCGCACATGTACAACTCCATTGCTTCCGCCCATAGTTGGTCTACGACTTTTTCAAATGACTTGTCAAACAGCTTATGCGTGTTCCGGTTGGCGCGCACCTCTATAGGGAAGAAACGGCGGTTTCCGGTCTTATCCTTCAAAAACTCATCATCATTGGTAGACCCAAAAAATACGCACTGCCTCCTGTGTGTCTTGACACGGCGGGCGTATGCGCTACGGTACGTATCCTCGCGCTTGCTGATAAAATTCTTCGTGGCTTCTACGTCCGAACGGCGAAGGGCTGACAACTCGGCTAGCTCCACTATCCAGGCATGTTGTATCGCTTCGTATGCTTTTTGGCCGGACACGTCCGTTAATGAATCATTAAACCAACCTTTTGAAAGCGCCTGTATAAGCGTGGACTTCCCCGCGCCCTGCCCGGAATACATCACAAGCGCGGTGTCAAATTTGCGTCCCGGCTCGTACACCCTAGTAACGGCGGCTACCAGCATTTTACGGAACGCCTCGGAAACATATATGCTAGGCTCTGCTCCCATGTAGTCAACTAAGAAATTATCTATCCGTTTCACGCCGTCCCATACCAGGCTCTCCAAGTATTTCTTGATAGGGTGGAAAGCGTTTTCGCTGCAAACCTTTTCCAGCGCATCAGTTAATTTGCTGTCATTGTAAATACCGTGCAAATCCTCGATGCGTCCGCGGATAATCGCTACTGCTGTATCGTCCAGCATGTCGCCCTTCTTGATATCATTCGAGAAAAACGGCGTACGGGTGTACACTATCGTATCAAGAAACAAGTCATACGCTAATAGATCATTGAGGAGAGGATCACATTTGAACGCGTTGACGAAGTTACGGACGGTGCACATTTTATCGCCCTTCTTATCCAGGTCCCAAACAAGCTCGGCGGCGGTCTGCGCGTCGCTCTTAACCTCGTCCGTGTATTCCTCGAAGTCACTTAGATTATCGTCAACGGCTACCATATCTTTAACGCATTCCTTATCGGCGCAAACTAGCTTGTTCATCTCGCGAGTACTGTCTTCTTTACCCAGGTGCCCGAACTTGTGCACCCGTACGAGATCATAGGCGTTGTATGCGTGTCCGTCTCCGATCGGATCGGTTGAGTGGTGGGAAAAACAAAGTACATCGTCATACACTACCAAGCCCGCCGCGCCTGATCCAAGCGTGTAGGTATAGCGTCCGTTGTCTACTTCCGTGTAAACGTCCGGTAGGTATTTCTCTATGGCTTCCGGTATGGTGTACGAGCGGCAAAACGCGCCCACCAAACCCTCTTTGTCTCTAGGGTCTTTCACCATCTCCTTACTAATCAGCGCGCGGGTATCGCGTTCCACATCTGAATGGAACGCCCATTTGCGCACGTCGCGCCATTCTTCATTGTCTCCGTACAAGCCTACCAGATACTCGGCGTCGATCGGCTCGCCTTCAAACACTTCGAATAGCCCTTCTTGATCCTTAGAAAGGGATTGCCAGTACATCATACGTTCCGGCTGAAACGTTGTTTTGTCGAACAAGTCGATACCTAACAGCTCGGCTACTTTCCGCGCGGCTGCCTCGTACATAACCACGTCTGTAACCTCTTCTTTGAACGGCATAATAAGACGGTAACGGCGCGCGCCTGGTCTATCCGAACGCGTCGTATATATAACCGCTGCATAACCGTGAAAACGATCCTCAAAGTCTATCGGGAATAGATCATCGGCAAAGTCAATATCTAGCGTTATCATTGTGCGGGACATAACTGCCTTCTTGAGGCGTTGCGATCCTGACAGCTCGCCCGCCATGAATCCGCCTACATCCTTCAAAGACGATTTAGCGGGCTTATCCAGTTTGTCGTACTCGCGTACCGTTTCATTAGTGATAACAGGCTCGCCTAAACGTTTAACAAAATCGTCCCATGTGAGGCGCACCGCCTTCCATTTCAGAGACGCCGAAGAACCTGCGAGCGATAAGGTGTATTTTTCCATGTTAATTAATCTTTCTTATAATAATTACTAGTGAATCCTTCCGCTTTTAGCGGAATACCGAAAACTTCCGCCCATTTTGGCGTAGCTGCCATCGCTGTACAAATTTCCTCTAGCGAAACAACCGGGTCACCAAAATCATCTAAAGGCGTCTCGTTTACGGTTTCGTCGTGGATATGTCCCACGATTTTAACCATAGGATAACGTTGTACAATTGTCTGCATACCATACGCCAAAAGGTCGCGGCTGATAGCCTGCGTTATATTTTCGGTTAGTTTTCCGCCGTACGTATCCAAGTCCGCCCATTTGCCTGTAAGGTCTTGACCTCTGTACGTAATCACCTCTCTATCGCGTCCGTGCACGTTTTTTGTGGCGATCCGGCAAAACGGGTAAAACAAACGGCGCCCCGAAGGTAATAAAATTGCTAGAGAATTATTTTCATTAAACCATTGAAATGTACAAACGTGTACACCGTACCGGATAACCTGCACGTCCTTCTTGTTCCTTATGCACAGTTTCGCCCGGCTGTCCAGGGCTTCCCAAAATTCCACGATACGCGGTGATGCGTCGCGCCACCTCAAAATAATATCCTTGTACAACGACGGATCGATAGCGTTTTCATAGTCCATTGCAGACATAGCGCCTACCCAACCACCATACCCTAATGCAAGCTCGGTTACTTTGCCCTGCTGGCGGTAATGTGTCCCTTTGCCGCACTCCTCAACTGGCAGCCCGAACGTCATACTAGCGGAAACGGCGTAAATATCCTTGCTGTGTTTGAAAGCGTCTATGCGCCACTCTTCGCGGCAAAGACAAGCCAGTACACGGGCTTCGATGGCTGAATAGTCGGCGATATGGAATGTAGTGCCCTCCGGTGCTACAAACGTTGTTCTGATAAGCTGCGATAACGTGTCGGGCACATTCCCCCAAAACGTTTGGAAGTCTGCCAAACAGAAGTGTTTGGCGTTGTCACGCGCGCCATCCAGGTCGTGTATGTAGTTACGCGGCAAATTTTGCATTTGTACCAACCTTCCCGCCCATCTTCCGGTACGTCCTGCTCCATAGAATCTATATAAGCCGTGTACACGTCCGTCGAAGCACACGCAATTGCGCATGGAGGTATATTTGGCGTTGCTCGTCTTATTTATGATCTTCCGGGCGTTTAGTACCTCGTCTACGCGTTCGTTGTCGCACTCGGCTATAATGGTGTCTATGTCCTCTTTGCGGAAAGAATCGAAGTTTTTTCCGGTTTGGATCATTACGAAGTTTTTTAGCTGGATCGTAGATTTAAGCGATGAGATACCGTACTTCGTCTTTATCTCATTCTTAAGTCCGTCGCAATACTCATCATTTAGAGCTTCCGCGCGTTCGGCTAGCTCCAAGTCTATGGCTATACCGTTGTCGTTGATGTCCTGATCCAGTTTATACAGTTCTATTTCCGACTGTGGGAAGTCACAATAATCTAGGCGTCCCAGGGCTTCGCGCTCTGAAAGGACATCATAGCGTAGGTAGTCTATAAACTCGTCCCACTTATCATGAAAATCTTTCGGATCGTTCCGGTACTCTTCCGGCCTATCCTTCGTAGGCTTCTGCGGTTGGCAGAAGAATTTTATCAGGGCTAGCCCTGTACCCTTCTTACCCTCTTTCAAATCAAGTGCTTTAGAAAGGTTTCCCAGGCTCTCCGGAAATCCTGCGTATAATGCCAATGTCGCGGTACACATGAAGCGATCCGCGGGAATGTCAACCTTATACGCCTTCAAACACAGGCGTTCAAATTGCGCGTTGTGCGCTACGATCGTGTATTGCGGTGATGAGATGAGGCGAACAAATGCGGCAAACTCCATGATAGACCCGGTCTGCGTCATATCTATAATATTTACGTCTCCGTCCTCAATGGCGTAGCCTATAAGAAGTATTTCGAAGTCAGGCGATTGCGTGTATCTATACGCTCCGCCGCTCTTGATGTCCTCTCTTGAATAAGTTTCAAAATCTATAAAAATTGGTTTCATGTCTTTTAGGGTTTTTAAAATTAAAGCCGCGCCGCTTCTACTCGGCACGGCTTTTGAAAATCATTTTACCCCTGTTTTAACGAGATTGATTAATAATTAATTTAATTGTTTATACTTGAAATAATTGTTTTAGTTGAAGTCTGCCAGACCGTCGTTTTCATCCTCCATATTCTCGAAGTCGTTGACGCTTGATCCGCCGTCCAGTCGATCATCATCGGTTACCTTCTGTATTCCGTTCAATCCGGCTGTGATACCGCGGTTGTCGGCGCTCATATTGTAACCGTAAATTGAGATGGAAGCTACTCCCCAAGAGCCGGAATACATATCCTCTTTCACTGTGATCGGGCGTTTTCCCTTGTCGATTACGATCGGTTGTCCGTGCTCCTCCTTGCGTTTTGCAGTAATGTAATACATACCTTCGTACCCGGCTTTTCCTTCTTTCTCCGGAGCATCGCCATCCCTTAACGGGCTTTTGTAATTTTCCGGCACGCGTCCCTTGAATTTAGGGTCTTTAGAGAAATAGTCTTGCGCTTCCGCCTTGACCGCATCATTAATTTGCTTAACTAGCGCCGTGTCTGTTTTGGGGATCAGGAGTACTACGCTATAATTATATTCGCCAACTCCGTTATACTGTTCCGGTTCAAAAACTCTTACATAAGAGAAACGCACGTTTTTTAAGATCAATTTTCTACTCATAATTTTTAAGTTTAATTTGTTTCACGGTTCAAAGATATTACTTTATTTTAGACTTCAAACCTGTTATACATTCTTTAATTGTTTTTTAACTTCCGTTAGCCTTCTACGTCGAAGTCACAGAGCGGGCTATATTCTACGCCCTTAGCGGATTCCGGCACTAGCTTTGGCGCTCCGGGTCTAGATTCGATCGCGTCTCCGAACCTCGCGCTAAACACCTTCTTGCCTACCAGCTTTTCGAGGTCGCCTATACCCTTTAACTTGATGTTTAAAACCTCGTCCTCTAGGAACTCGTTTAGAAGCGCTTGGCGTATCTTCGCCTCGTCCTTGATAACTCGGCTGGTTCTACCCGCTACGAGCTTGTAGCCCTCCCATTTGTGCCCCTGTATCGCTCTATCGTAGACGTACTTATTAACTGATTCGATCCAGCTCTTATACGTGTCGATCTTGCCGATTAGGTCTACTATCTCCTCGTCTGATAATAACAGGGGCTCGGGCTTTTCTTCGAAGTCTGCAAGAATGGCGTCACGTTGCGCCCTGCATTGAGCCTTAACCGGACAGAATCCGCACCAACTTCCGATAACCTGCTTTCCTTTGCCCTGTATTGCTGCTTTTGCGGCCGGTTTCAGTACTTTTTCCGCCCAGTCGAGTAACTCACCCTTCGACATCTCGAAAGTGTCGTAGTGGTCTAGTCTTACCTGTGCGATCGTCATTCGAATTTTCTCGATATGATCCGTTTCCAGGCTTTTCAAGGTTCCAAGGGCGTACATTAACATTTGCTCGTTCATGTCGGCATACACCTTCACGCCTGCACCGTATTTCAGGTCTATGATGTGTATCGTCTTGTCAGATACTAGCGTTACGTCTACCGATCCGAACGAATCCGGCGCGAAGTCTGTAATGTCTACCCGACGCTCTAGGAACGTACGGCACGCGCCGTCCTGCTTTTGCATCTCGTAGCCTTCCCCGATAACAAACTCACAATAGCTCCTTATATAGTCCGCCATATCGATACCGAAGAGCGGGTTTTCGAGATGTTCGTTTTTCAACGGTACTGCATCATCAATTATCGGATCGTATTCACCTTCCAGGTATTTGGTCAAAGCGTATTCGGCTATCTCGTGGGCTAGTGTCCCCTCCTCTGCGTAAACGCTTGACTTGCTGCCTGCGGCTTCCGCTAGTAGCGCCGATGGAGTGCAATTTATCCATCGTTTTGCGCTACTCGGCGATAAAATCGCGTGATCTCTTTCTGCGTGTCCCATTACAGACGAGTTGAGATGTATTCGATGAACTCCGCAAACATAGATTCCTTAAGTGTCGGGAAAGACGTTGCGCCTACCTGTTCAAATGCTTCTTGCACTAGGGGTCTTTTCTTTGCGTTTAGTGCCTTCATAGCCCATTGCTTACACTCTTCAACTGTGTGTTCCGTTTCGTCCTTAGCGGGCTTCTCTACGGGCTTCTCTACGGGCTTCTCTACAGGCTTCTCTACGGGTGCTTTCGGGGCAGGCGCGGCTACTTCTTCCACTGGCGCGGGCGCTTCTTCCGGTTCTTCGATCGGGGCAGGCGCTGGTTCTTCCACCTTCTTCGTGCGGCTCGCTCTAGTCTTAGCGCGTTCCTCCTCCACGTGTTCGGCTACGGTCTTAACTGGCGCGGATTCTTCGCGCACTTTGGTTGCTTCTACAACTGTGTCCGCCAGTTTGTCAAGGTCGGTTTTACGTTCCGTTACTTCTGGCACGGCTTCTCCTGCTAGTTCGCGCAAATAGTTAGACGTCGCCAACAAATCCTGTTTACTCTCGTTTCCTAATAATTCGATTACTACTTTCATTTTTTCTTAAAATTAAAAATTGTTTCTAATAGCTCATTTTTGTTCACTCTGATTTTTCCCACGCCGTTCTCGTAACGGGTGAGCTTTCCCGCATTGAGTTGATAGCGTATCGCGTTCTCCGTAACCTCGGCGATCCGGGCGGCTTCCGCAACTGTAATTAACTCGACTTTTTCCATTGCATCTTTTTATTGAATTTAAAACTAAGTTCATTAGAGCCTCTAAAGGTTTTAACGTGATCGGAAAAAGCGGCTTTCCGGGCTTGCTCGAAAATGCTCTCATACCGTTTGGCGTGTGGAATAATAAAGCCTCGGATTTTATACTTAAACTTTTTTCCGGCTTCTTCTTCTCGTTGCAAATCTTTGTAGACCATTCCCGACACACCCGGATAACCGTATATGTTCGTGACCTCGCCTATAGTTTCGCACGCTTTAATCCTCTCCGTTATCGCTTTGTAAAAGAACGCTTCTAATCTATAAATGTTTATCTCTGCCATATCTAGTAATGTTTAAAACGATTCTCCGGTATCGGAATAGTTCAACAAATTTAGTTGGTTTCTCATTTCGGTGTTACAAAGGTACAGCTTTATTCTGAACTGCCAAACGTTTTCCCAAAAAACTTTAGTAATTTAACTCTGATTAACTGTTTTGAAGGTTTGATAACAGTGTAAAAGATGAATGGCCGTTTTTCAACGTATCTTTTACACCTTAACTGCGTGCGTATCAGATAGTTAAGTGGCAAAAACGGGAGAAATGTAAAAGATGGAAAGATGTTTTCTATAAAGTTTAAAATAAAATATTTCCATAAATTCATTCACATATTAATTCATATATTTACATATTTTATAGATTATAGTACTTTTTCATTTTTATCTCTATATAACATCTTTACATCTTTTACAAATGATATATACAGATAGATAAAATACTAGTTATTAGTGAGTTAAGTGTAAAAGATACAAATTTTAATCTTTTACATGCAAAAACGCCAACTCGTTAAGAATCAGCGTTTTAAATTTTTGAGTGTAAAAGATGAAAAGCGTTTTGTAAAAGATGGAAGGCGTTATTTGCTGAAATCGGCTGAAAAATTCACGTGAATTGTAGATTTCGGGTTTTTATTCGAAACCGTGATTTTTTGGACCGGTTTCCCGATTTTGAAGAAGAGAAACTTTTTTTGCTTGACCGATCCGATCACGTCCAGCGTATCAACGCTATTAAAATCTATTTTAGTCGTATCCGTCCCGGCAGAAATTTCTATATTATTCCAACCGTCATTGTATTTTGCCGTCCGGACGTCCCCGACGTGTACCGTCTTGATAATCGTGTCGATCTTCGTTACCACTTCGGTACGGGTCGCGCTCTTCAGCTCCCTGATCTTTATCCCCGCCTCGCGTACCTTACTATATAGATCAGCGTTGTATAATTCCAGCTCGCCCTTCTCCAATTTCAGTTGCCTAGCCTCTTCCGCATAATCTCCTGCCGTAGTCCTGAATGCCATGGCTTTGGAATTAAGAGCGCTAATGTTGTTTTCCTGCCTCTCTAGCTCTATTCTCTGCTTCTGTACTGTCTTGTATGATGTGTACAATAAAATGGCTAGAAGGACAAGCAAACACACTAAAATCTTATCTAATGTTATCTTCATAAGTGTAAGATTTGACGTTTCACGTTGTTCTTATCGTATGAGATGTGCACCCAGGAGAAATTCCTTTCGTCGATGAGCTGGCAAAAAGGCAAATTCAGTTTTTGCGCCAGCTCGAAGAGTTTCTTATTCTCCTGTTTGCTTCCCGCTGTAATGTCCGCCGCCTGCCCCTTCATGTGCTGCGACGTCTTAGAGCCTTTCACCGCCGCGTTTAGGGCGGGCGATCTGTACCCGCTGTTAACTCGGATCGGTTTGCCGTAGGCGTTCCGTAGCGGGTCTAGTACGTTATTGATTAGCTGTTTCAGATTCTCCAATACCTCCGGCGTCGGGTCGTTGTTGATCTTCTTCGCCTTCGCCGTTGTTGACGCGGTTAGTTCTTGAATTGTAAAGTTTACCATTTTTCAAGTGTTTTATGAAGTCTAAATACTTCGTATTAATAATTATATCCAGTACCGTAATAAACTCGTTATCCGGTTGGATCTGCTTAAAATTACGGATAATGTTTTTCGAGTACACAAGCGCAAATAGCGTTGTCAACAACCGCAATAAGTCCGTATAATTCCCGTGCGGTTCAATAAGGCGCGCGCCGGCCGCCGTGAATAGTATAACTATGGTGGCTATCGCGTACTCAAAAAACGCGTGAAACGCCTTTTTATGGCTGTACTTTTCGCCTGCCCTTAACCCTGCAATAAGTCCTACTATAAAGTTCAACGTGCCGAATAACACTATAAGGACGAAGAACGTCATTACATCATTGGTAACCGTTAGTAGAAACGCGATTGACGCTACGCGTGCCGTATCAAAAACTCCATCCATTACTTTATTAAACATATCCGTGATTGTACCCTATGTGAACACTCCTCCTCAATCAGTTTAGCGTCTTTAAACGCCTTGATTAGTGGGACTATAAATAAATCAGCTTTGCCGCGTTCCGCTTCAAACCGCCTTGCTTTGTTGTCATCCGCTAAAACGTAGCTGCCCCCATAGTTTTGTATTTTTAGGCCGCTAGCCGTGCTCTGCTGCTCGCTTGTCTGCAAGTAGCGCGCAAAGGCATAATAGCACAACACTTTATTAGCTCCTGTACGCTCCGTGGTATCACCTAGGTATTCCGACGGTATCTCTTCATACGATCGGTGGAGCTGTGGCGACATGTCAAGCATATCAGCCTCGTAAAATGCCTTTTCAATGTCGCTATCTTTAACGTCCTTGGCGATCGAAAACAGATCGCGTAATTGTTGAATAGGATATGCCATTTTAATCTGTTTTTACTTGGTCGGCGGGCGTAGCCGGAACGGTTACCGCTTCGCCTTCCAAATCATTTTTAATCTTAGTTATCTCCGGGTCTAAATCGAATATATACGCCAGGTCACGGGAAATCTTATCACGGACACGCGCCAATGAACGGCGGTAAACGCGCTGCATTTCCTTAACCACCTCGCCCGACGCGTTCGAAAAGCTGATAAGCGAAGAATCAATAAGCGGGATCGGGATAGTGAAACAGGAAATAGCAATGTCTTTCCGCAATGGTTCACAATACGATTTGTAAAGATCGGAATCAATAGGCGTACCGATTTGATCCACCCGGATAAATGGTTTCTCCGTAATACCTACATTCTCGTCTCTTACTGTGAGTACCGCGCCAGTTCCTTCTACCCCCATCATTTCGGTAATTGCGTCCCGGAACTCGTTTTGTTCTTGGTCGCTTTGAAACATTCCATGCGATACAACACTGCAAGCGTGGAAACCGCGCGCTAGAACGTTCTCAACGTACAAGGCGTTTCCGTGTTCCGCTCCCATTTCCGGCTGTACCGCGTGAAACGGGCTGATAGGGTACGGGCGCCGGTTTGAGAAATTAGCGTAATACAATTGTCCCGGATGGTTTTCAATACCTCCGTACTCTTCGCACTCTTTCCAAAAATTTTTCGGGTTGAAGTTCGGGTAAATTACGCCCGTCTTTACATTCGTGTCCTTCAGCATCTCACGTTCCCAGTTATCGAATACGCGCCATTTGCGCACGATCGAATCCCGCTTGTAATCTTCATTAAGAACGGCACGAACATAGCTGAACGGAACGGGATAACAGTACAACGGGCGACCGTCGCCGCCGTATTGTACTATTAACGCGTAACCTCTATATCTAGGTATTTCGTCGGCTACGAACTCTAAAACGTCGTTCAGGTCCTGCCCGTGCTCGTTTGTTCTCGCTGCAAACTCTTCGTTAACGAACCCCTCGCAAATGATGTTTTCTTTCGCCTTGTCGCAACACGCCGTAGCCGTTTTGCTAGCGTCGATAAGATTTGCGATGCGCTGCGGGTACAAGTTGTCCACGTCATAGCTAACTACCCCTTCCGAAGTACGCGGCACTAAATTCAGTGCCCTGCGTACTATTAACTCTATTTTCTTTGCTGCGATCATTGATTTGCTTTTTAAATATTACTCTTCGAACTCCTTAAGACCCTCGGCGGCTTTCGCTTCTGCCGCTGCCTTGTTTGCTGCACGTGTGGCTGCTGCCTTCTTCGCTGCTTCGCTGCGTTTTGCCGCCGCGATCTCCTCCTCTGTCAGTTCCTCCACTGCCGCCGGGGCTGCCACTTCTGGTTCAGCTTCCGGTTCAGCTTCCGGTTCTACTACTTCGACTCCGTCTACTTCGGGGATAGTCACGGCTTCCGCCTGCAAGTCTATGAAATAGTCCTTGTAATCGTCGCTCGCTTCCATCAGCTCAATAGCTTTTTCATCGGAAGTGTTAAATGCGCGGTACACCCTTCCGTCTTCGATAGAGTTGATGAATAGTCCCGGCTTCATCACGTAACGTGTGTGTTTCCCGGTCGCGTACTGTTCATCATACCAGCGTTGCGCAAATAACCTGTCAGCCCCGCACGAGATATTCAGTTTCAAATGTGTCATTGTTTCGCAGAGCGAAACGATCTGCCCTATATCTGTAATTTTTTCCATCTTTTAATAAATTAAATTGTTTTAAACTTTCGGTATCTTTAGACCGTCATAAGCGGCTTTAGTAAGGGTTACAAGTCTGTCACCCGTCGCTCCTTCCGGCGTCTTAAGTGTCACGGTTGAAATACCGCCAGTACTTGAATCGGTTGCAAGGTCTGATGCTTCCAGACCGCAAAACGCGCCCGCCAAATGATAGTTACCTGATTTAGATTTCAGAGCCACTCGGAAATTCCCCCCTAAAAGTTGGCTAATCACCATACGATAAGCGTTCGATCCCCCTTGTCTTAGTACCTTAATAACTACGCTCTGATCTTCCCCTGGCGGTACAATATCGTTAACCTTGATAGCGTCCTGATACATCACAGAGTTATTAACAGAGTTTACAGTGTACCCCTTAGCCCCAGTCATCATGGTTATAGTTCCTTCGCCTCCCGTTTCGGATATTGTGGAAATGTCAGAAGAATTTATAATAATCGCTTCATCAATTTCACCTAAGCCCCCAACATCCGCTATAAGTTCGCAATTGTACGTAATATCAGCTCCTAGTTTTTTTATACATGCCATAAATTTTTCCTCCTCTATGATTCTGTTACAATAGCTGCATTTCTTAACGTAGTATATGAAGCGCCCGCGAAACTTACACGCATTTCACCAATTACATTTTCCGGTGTGGATAGGGTAATAGTTGTGAAGCCGCCGTTTGCGTTCATATCCTCGGTGAATGCCGACAATGTTAACCCGTAGTTGTACCCGTAAACGCGTAGGTTCCCCGCTTTAGTTTTAACAATAGCTAAAAACGTACCGTTCAAAATCTGGTTTACTATTATCGTACCCGTAGGATTCCCTTGATACAAGGTAAACGTAACCGCCTGTGTTAATGCCGTCGGTGCGTTGTCGTTCTGTTTCACCTCTTCCGTAGCGTTCACACCCTTCTTATTACTCTCAACCAACACGGCCTTAGCACTCGCCGCTAGCGTAATTGAGGCTATGCCGTCTATCACGCCTTTAGTCGCGATGTCGGCAAAGTTGATAAGAAGCATTTCGGCTACACCTGTTGCCCCTCCGTCGCAATCAACCAAGATCGCCTTATTTAATTTAGATAAACATCCCATAATTAAGTTAATTTAGCGGTTCGGATCGTGCTCCAAGCCGTACCGTTTAGAATTATACGATTCTCACCTCTTGCATCGTCCGGCGTCTTGATCGTTACCGTAGTAAAACCGCCGTTCGCACTTGAATCCGTATCAGCTTGAGAAATTTCAAGCCCACATTTATATCCTGCCATAATAGGCGCAGAATTAAGATCGTTCAACTTAAGAGCCACCATAAACCGTCCGGATAATAATGCCGACATGATCTCACTAGCGTTTAGAACGCCCTTCTCGTAAACGGTGAATATAACCGATTGGTCTAAACCCGCTGAAACATCTGATAGCTTAAGAGCTTCTACCAACTTCGCGCCATTCTTGTAACATTCAACCGGAACTGTTTTCGCTCCGGACTTCAACGTAATAGCCGTCATATAGTTAGACCTGGTTACCGTTGACGCTGTTACGTCGTCAAAGTTAATCAGATACATTTCAGCGATACCTACGCTGCCGGGTTGGCAGTCGTAGGTAATTGCTTTATTCAATGTCTTAATACAAGCCATCTATTTTTGTTTTTAAACGCCTGCCGCCAGGCACATTTTAGTAAATTCGGGAACTGCAAGCATCGCGTCTGCTGCAAATACAGTAGTACTGTAATATTTGCGATCCTTCGCGTCTCTCATGAACGGCGCAATATCCAGTGTGGAATCTTCCAACGCCAACTGCATGTTACGTTTCGGCCCGAAAACGATGAAGCTCTGAACTGTCAAAGCGTCAGCTTTTGCGCTATTAGAAACGTGGCGCAATTCGTTGATCTTGTATCCTTCGAAGTAATAGGCGGGTTTTCCGTCCTCGAAATTAGCCTGTGCCAAATGATTGTCTTTGGCTTCTACCAAATCTTTGTAAGCGCGCATAATGTTACTTGATACGAAGAATTCGCTTTCTTCAAGCATGTCCGGGCGCTGATTGTCAACACACCATTTCAGGCACTCCAATACGTTAGCGCCTGCACCCGACGGAACAAGTGCTTTGATCTCCTGCGCACTATTCTGCATCTGCTTAATAATACCGCCGTTTTTGAAAACAGTGTAAACACCTGCTGTATCAGAAGTTTTCAGACCGTCCAACCAAGTAAGACGCAACATGTCAGCCTCCAAAACCTTAAGAATTTCGTTCTGCATGAATGCAGCCAACTGTGTTTGGTCGAAATCAGCCGACAAATGTACACCTTTCGCTACCATTTTGCCCCACAGGTCTTGCAGACATACCACGATAGGAAGCTCAATTTGCGCGTGATCGTAATATTTCACCTTATCGCTCATGGAGCTATAAGTATATTCGCTATCGCATCCCGAAGAACGTCTTACTGCCTTGTCTACGGCTGTAAACGACACGATAGGAAAGCCCTTTTCAATTCCGGAAAGAACGGTTACACCTCTCTCCAATTCACCTTCTAGTCCCAGCGTCAATGTGATAACGTCCGAGAGGGTGTTGATATTCAACTTGTTTAAGTCGCTAAATGTAAATGCCATAATTTTAATATTTTATTGGTTTAGTAATTGAATTTTTTGCGCATCGCTGCTGCTGCTGCCTGAACGGCTTCACGGCTCAACTTGCTCTCGCCCTTCTTCTCGGTCTTTACCTCGGTCTTTGATGCCACTGGTGTTCCAGTACGTTTGCTTAGTTGAGTTTTGAGGCTTGAAACGGTTGCCTTTAGTTCGGTAACCTCTTTCTGTATCGCTGCCAGTTCTTCCGGTGTAGCCGTTTTCTTTTCGTCTTTCGGCTCTTCTTCTGTCTTTTCTGCAAATTCTTCTTGTCCCTCTTCTTCGCGTTTCTCTTCGCTCTCAACTTCTTTCACATCGGAAATCTTTCCGGCAATGACTGATATGATCATGTCTTCACCCTCTCCAATCGAAATATAGTAGTCACCATCTTCTACCGGGTTGCCCTCGGCGTCCTGTACCTCGTCACCTAGAGCGGCTTGATCGCCTTGCGCGATGATAACAAGCTCTCTCCCTTCCTTGGTTGTGACGGTTTCTCTAGCTAGTTTAGTTGACTTAACCAGCTTTGCCAAATTCGTCCAAAATTTACTCATTGATAAATTGTTTAAATTGTTATTAAATAAAGAACTAGTAGCCGCGGGGAGTCCCACCAAATCGGCACTAAATAATTCACGAACTTCTACTACGGTCGCCGTTCCGGTCTCTTCGTCCAGTTCCTTAACGTCTGACTGATTGACCGATACACCTAATAGTTCCGGCTCCTTCTCAATCATTGCAACCATAAAATTAAACTCGCTAGGGTACGCCGTTTCCAGTGCTTCCGACATAACCAGGTCAGCGTAAACGGCTGTCTCGTCGTGTTGGAAGTTGGTAAAATAGCCTACATACCCGTCTAGCAAATCAGCACCGTTGTGTGTACGGCGCGCATGGATCGGGCGGGAATTGCCAACTGCCACGAGAGAAGGGAAAGCACTTGCAGAGATGACTAATTTATAAGTCTTTCCACCCTCCTCGTAGCTGTTGGCGGTTTCGCCCGCCTCTATAATACGTAATTTTTCAAACTTTTTCATTCTATTACTTTATTATCGTAACAAAGATATATTATTTAACGGCACGAAGCCGCGGTATTACCTATGATTTACAGGCTAGCCGCTACTTGTACACTATTATATTGCTGTTGACCCTCGTCTATGTCGGTTACTGCCACCTGCGGAGCCGGAACGCTAGCCACTGAATCGTACATGATCGCCGCCAGTTTTTGAAGGCTGTCATTCGATAGGCTAAAATTGCTAGGTAACGTCATAGTTGATCCGCTGCCTATGTCTATTTTTCCGCCGTTGGCGTACCGATACACACCGGACGAACCGAACGAACGCCCGCCGTACTCCATATTAAGAGCTGATAGGGCGTTAATCGCGCCCGACGCCTTACGGTTCAAAATATACATGTTCTCTCCGCCCTCGGCTTCGAACTGTTGACCGTTTGATCCGGTGAACGTCACGCCGCCAGCCGCATGGCTAGGGCCATATATTTGCCCGCCCTTCGCGTATTTCTTCACGCTCGTGTTAATCTTGGTGTCCGGGTCTTTGGTCTTGTTAATGCTCATAACGTTTTTCATACCCGCCGCCACTACGATAGCCGCCTGCGCGATACCCCAGATACCGCCCTGCGCCAGTGCTTTAGACGCTCCTAAATACGTGTTTATGAGCGCCTGCGCCGTGGCAAATGCTTTTCCCGCTGCGCTCTCTTCGCCTAACAGGCTTGAGAGTTGTCCGGCTGTGCCCGCCGCCATTTCCAATTGCGCGTTATAGTACTTCCGTCTCACATCGTCCTTCATCATTTCGAAACGTTCGGTTATCGCGGTTGTTTCCGCTCCGATGGCTTCCGCGTTCGCGATCTCCGCCGCTTTTTGCGCGTCCAATCTTGCAAGCTGGCTTTCCAGATCATTAGTCATTTTCATGTCAGCTAATGATCGCTCGTTCTCTAGGTTGAGGGCTTGGCGGTCTCGTTCTTGCTGGTCTTCCTCGTCCTTCCGGGCCTTGACCTCCGCGGCGTACTCTAGTTCCAATTGGCGAACGTTATTAATGTACTCTTGTTCCCCGATAAGCCCCTGCGCCCGTCTGTACGTTTCAATCTCTATCTTTTGATCGTTGACCGCTTGCAGTTCTTGCAACGATATTTTAGCGCCTTCCAGCTCCCGTTGTGCTATGTCAAGTTGCATACTTGTAACGGCTTCTGAATACTTCTTCAGCTGTGCGTCCTGCGCCGCCTTGATCGCGTCCTGCGCCTTCTTTTGCGCGTCTGCTTCTCTCTTCGCCGCGTCTTCCGCCGCCTTCGCTGACTTCGCTGCCGCCGCTTGTGCTGCTGCTGCCTGCTTGTCACGCTCCTGTTTGATGAATCCGGACACCTGACCCGCCATTTCCCTCTCCTGCGTGGCATATTGGGCGCGCGCTGCTTCCAGCGCTGCAAGGGCTTCCTGTTCTTTCCGTGCGTCCTCGTCGCTAGTATATCCTAGTTGGTTCTCGGCTTTTATCTGCTTATATTTCGCATCCAGTACGGACAACTCCATATCACGGATGGCGTGCAATTTTTCCCTAGCTTGTTCCAGCAACTTGGTGCGCTCCGCTGCCGATTTGTTTTGGTCTGCTGCCAGCGTTTTAAGTTCTTCCATCTCGCGCCGCATTTGCGCCATCGGTACAAGTGCCGCCGTTTCAGCCTGGTAAATGCGCTGCGTCTCGCCTGCCAGCCGTGCGCCTTCCGCCGCTGCCCTCTTCGTCTCCTCACTGATAAGCCCTAACTTATCCAGAAGCCATGTAACTCCCTTGGCAAGGTTTTCAAGAAGAAAGGCTACGCCTTCAAACAAACCGGTTATCCAGTCCAGCAAACGCCCGAAAACGACCTTAAACGGCGCGAACGCCGCATTTAAACTAGTCGCCAACTCGCTGTTACGTTTCATCAGTTTCTCAATGATGCCGATAAGGGTTAAGACAAGCGACACGACAAATATAATCGGGTTCGCCTTTAACGCCGCGTTGAACGCCTGCACCCCGGCGATGCCACTCTTCATCTGTCCCACCAGCGCGCCAGTGCCCCCGGTTAGTCCCTGCGTTTGGAGTATGCCGTCCTTGACGCTTTCGGCGTAGTTACCCACGTTACGGCGGTTGTCACCTACCGACTTTTCCAGCTCCTTGAGCTTGTCCGATAACGCTTTGGTCTGCTCGGTTAGGTCTTGCCCTTCTTTGCTGGTAGTCCGTTGCGCCTCGCTCATCTTGTTTAGCTCGGCGGTGTTTTGCGCCAGTTGGGCGCGTAGCGCGTTAACGCTCGTAGCCTCGTTGTCCAGGAGCGTTTTTGTAGACTTGATCTCGGCGTTATTCTGTTTGTTCGCCTCGGCATTGTCCAGTATTGCTTTCTGCGTCTCGATCAGAGACTTGTTCAGCTTCTTAACCGTCGCGTCGTACTTGTCCTGTTGTACAAGTCCGTCCGCGTAGTTCTGATTTAGCGCGTCCAGCTCCTTCTTCTCGGAGGCGTACGCCGCTTGCAAATCCTTCTTAGTTTTTGCAAGGGCTATACTCTTGGCTATTAACGCGTCTAACCCCTTCTCGGCTTCAGAAGTGCCGAAATTGAGGTCTAATAGTGTTACTTGATCCGCCATATTATGTTATTTTAAATCCATTTTGTACAAAGATAGCTTACATTCACCTGTTGATACGTCAAATTCACCTAACGATTTAATGTAGAAATAGCTGTTTAGCTGCGAAAAGTAATAAGCATCCCCTAACCGAAGGTTTTCCACGTCCGCATATTCTAATTGTGCCTTGATCTTCACCTGTACCCGTGACCTGAACATCTTGAAATGTCGGTTGATATACGGATAATATATGTTCTTAACAAACGTATAATAGTAATCATAGCTGCTAGGTTTGGCAAATGCCGCTGTTAGCCCCATAATCGGGAATACCCGGTTATTATAAGAGAACTTAACGGCGGACTTGTACGCCTCCTTAACAGGCGTTACCGTTCCCGGGCCATTGGAGTAACTGAATTTTTCCGAACCGACCGTGCACACGTATTGATCCGCGAACTCGTCCGGCACGTCCACAGTCTCTACGCTGCGTAGCTTGTCGCTCCAATCGTGTACACGTGTCCACGCCGCACTTGTCCCGTCCCGTAGATCGGCGTCCACTACCGGCTCTACGCGTAACGTTCCGTTGCGATAAATTTTCCGCCAGTGCCACGCGGTACACATGTCGTCTACTATGTTTTTAACATCAGTATACGGGAAATCGATTGCCACGTTGGCGACCGAATCGTACTGCGGCTTGATGGCCGCATCATACACCGCTTGTCCCGCTCCGCATCTTATCAGCTCCTCCGGGTCGTAGCCGTCGGGGAACTTGAAATAGTCCGTACGGGTCACACCCCCAATAGTCGCCGCCAGTTGCATATACGCGTCCTGTTTAGGGTAAACCGTCATTTGAGCGTTATCCTCCGTAACGTAAATCCAAATACGGTCGGTTATGCTCCCATAGTATGACATTGACCGCCCTATCGTCGAAGTAACGCCGCGTAGAGTTATAACGGGCTTCGTAGCCGGTATTATGTCTCCCTTGTATTCCACGATCATCCGGAACTGTTGGTTCGCCCCCGCCGAGATCAGGAATCCCGCAGGGCCGCCCCCCGTACGGCCGCCGAAGTAAGAAGCGTACATATAGATTTGCGAATTGTCCAGCACAACCGCCGCGGTGTTTGGGTACTTATACCCCCCGCGCCCCTTAGTGCTGTCTTTGGGCACTAACTTAACCGTTCCAGTCGCCACGTTGTCCTGCCACGTGATACTGCCTCGGGCGCAAACCATGGTGGGCGCCAGCACGGCGGCATCTTCCGGCTGCGGAAGCAAACCGCCTGGGTTGTAAAACGGGTTAATTGGTGGGAATGTTATTTGCGGAAAGTTCACATATTGGCGGACTATCTTTGCAAGGTTGGCGGCGCTTAAATTTATCCCCCCATCCTTCACGAGGCTAAAATCGGGTAACGTCGATATAGGTTTGCTCACGTCCGCCCACTTGTCCGTGCTCTCTATCAAGTTGATCGTGTACTCCGTTTCTGTCGCCGATACTTTGGCGTAAAATTCCGTTGGCTCGTCGGACACATAAGCGTAATACTTGAACGGAATAGACGCTATTTGTAGTTGTGCCGAATAGTATTCGCAATTCAAAAGCCCTTTGTTAAGCCCTATAAACGTTTCGTCGTTGTTAGGCGTCCTCGGTACTTTGACCGTCGCGCTGAAAGCAACGCTATCCCCAGTCATAGTGATTGGGGACACGTTGTTTATAGTGATCTTAACCGTTGCATTTTCCAAACCGTCGATCCTGTGACCGTTAACAATTAATGATGTTACTTGCATATCGTTTATCCTTCTTGTTCAATTATACAAATCGCGATCTCACCCGTAACGTTTTCCGTTACTTTCAGATACCCGCTACGCTTCGTTCCGGTGCTGTTGGCAGTGTATGTAATACTAACAGGTACAAGTCCCGCCGCGTCGCTATTAGGGGAAACCGCCACCCAAGACGGCTTCTCGGTCATCGCCCAACCGTTTGTAGATCCGCAAATTACCTGCCTAACAGTCCCGGACGTTTTCTGCGCGGTTACCTTTGTCGGATCCATGTTTATGCTAGTCGGCTTTCCGTCCTGATTAACGGTGACTACCGCGATCTGCTGCGTAACCTGATCATAGAACGTTATTGTCCCTGTTCTCGGATCGGTAGTAGTATTATCCCCGATCGTTAACGTCACGTTGGTCGTACCGATCGGCCCGTCGTATTGGCTGGGTGTGATCCACGGGTCACGCTGCGAAATACTCCATGTACCAAAAGACGTCAGAGCAACCGTAACGGGGATATGAACGTACCCCGCGGCGATCGTAGACGGCGTGGAGGTTATATTTTCTGTAACTCCTGCCTGCGCGATCGGTATCGTATAAGTAGCTGCGCCCGCCTTGCTCTTCAATACGATGTTACCCGTTCTAGCATCGCCGGTATTTGGGGCGATAGTTCCGTATACGTATTGTGTTCCGGCTTCTCCGATCCGGGTGTATATACTGTTATCAGACACCCCGATTTGCGCGGCTGTTGCGTCGTTAGGTGTGATATTTGACAGTGGCTCTCTCTGCAACCTAAAAATAGCATATACTGCTCCGCTTATATTTATGGTTTTAGTTTGATTCGCACCCGATATTAAATTACTCCCTGAAATAAATGTCATATTCGCATCAAAAGCGTACATTGTTACGTTGAATCCGGGAACAAACGCCCTGATGAATACGGGTTTTCCGTATATAGGAATGAGGTTCTTCGATCTTATATAACTGTTAGACGTAAATTTCATGTCCTCATAAGACGTTCCGGGCGCGCCTGTTAGCCCGCCTTGCTCGAAATCGTTCGGCGTTAATGTTATCATATCACCAAACGAGAACCAATCAGGTTTACTCTGTACTTCCCATGCCGCATTGCTATAAATGTTGTTCCACATTCCTTCCATGTATCTAGCTGACGCATTCTGCCACGGGTTTACCTGCGCACTGAATTGAATAGCGGGCGTAGGCGGTTGGTCCGGTGCTGGCGGGAACATGTAATTGTCTGTTAGCTCGGTTGTCCTGAAACGTACCTGTTGACGGTATGTCCTGGTACTGTTAGACCACCGCGCGCCGGTGTCGCCCATAACCTCGGCTCTAAACCGCTTGTTCTGGTATTGGTTTATGCCGGGAAGGTTCAAGTCAAACACGACGTTAGACGACACCAGCAACTCCTGGTAGACGTTATACCACTCTTCGCCGTACTCTAGGTTAATGGTTAGCTCCGCTTGTTCCGTCACGCCTCCACGTCCTCTAATAGGCGTGAACTTGTTAGACCAGAAATAGTCCTTGAACGCAGCCCAAAACCACTGACCGTTCCGCATGTTCCATCTAGCGCGAAGGGCGCATTGCATACTCTCGTCATAAACAACGTCGGACATTAGGCGGTCTTCGTAGTTAATAACTTGATCCAGTCCAGACCCCCAAACGTTCTTAATAGTAAGCTTCTTGATGTACGTAATATCTATTGTGTTTCCCAGCACGTAGGTAGTGGGAAAGATCGCGCTTGACGGCGCTCCCGTTACGGGTTCTACCTCTACTTGGAACGCGTCTAGCGGATGAATCCGATAAGGGAAATATATGTCTAGCGTCTGGTTAGGTATGCGCGGTTTTGGTGGTTGGGGAAGCGCTCCGTCAACGCCCAAAGTGTCCCAATACGTCTCGTCACAATGGAAGACGGGAAGCGTTATGTGGTTCGCAAAGCTAGCGCTCCATATTGCTACCTCCTGTTGCGGGAACGCCGGATCGCCCTCTGATTTGTTACGGTCCGCCCGTGTTAGCAAGGGAGCTGCAAACGATAGGTCTAAATACACTTCCTCCTGGTAGGGGAACGTTATTTCCTTCTTGATCGCTCCGCCGTTTGATACACGGACATATACCGGGTACTCATTGCCGCTTATGAAGTCCGGCGTCACCCGGATCATCAAAGGGCGCGTAGCCCACACGGGTAACTGACCATTGTATGTCTGTCCGTCGCTTAGTGTTAAACCTGCTATCGGTATTTGTACATTCATTATTTAATATTTAAAGTGTCAATAATAGCGTATCTAATTATAGTTACTATCTCGTTTTGCAACTTTAGCACCCTGGCCGGGTTAAGCACATCAGATACCACGCCGCCCGGGTTGTGCTTGTTGGGAACTTTTATCCCCATTTCCCCAATAGCTTTCGCGATCGGATACGCGGCGGATAACGGTATGGTAGCTCCCTGCTTGTTCTTGTCCTCGATCCATTTACGGATGATCCAAAGCGGCGGGCGTTTTCCCGCAATGCGTCCGCCCTCCATAGCCCCGACATATCGCGGCGCGGTGATTTTGGCGTTATTACCCCCTACGACTAACTTTAGCTCCTTGGCGAAGTTGCCCGACGCCATAAGCCCTTTGGCTTTATAAGAGGCTTCTATGTCGTCCCGTAGCTTGGTTAACAGGACCTCAATTTCTAACATTGCGTTTCGTGCCATCACTCGGATAAATTAAGGGTTATCTCCCAACCTGATTTGGGACTGTCGTATATGTTTTGGCGCTTGGTTACCGCTGCGCCCTCGGACTCATAGAGGCAAACCGCTTTTTTCGCTATGTCGGTTATCACTGTAAACGTCCGATCCAGTACGTCAATCTCTTCCATATCGTCACGCTCGTAGAACGATGTGCCCAGTACCTGGATAAGTACGGAGATCGAGAACGTTTCGGCGGCGTAGTCGTTATAGTCTTGACGCCCGCCCGGAATGTCCACAAAGATAAAATCACCCGTTATATCGTTCGCCAGTCGATTACGTGTGGATTCATCTCCGAAGAATACGGGAAGCGCGTGTTGCGCCCCCCATGTTCCAACCTGATCCAATATCCCTTTAAAAGTCATATTGCGTTTTTACGTTATTGTCGTACTCGGGCGCGTCATGCGAAGCAATTACACGTTTGCCCGTCCACGTTTTAATAGACGTAGACACGTAATCACCGCATAGAGTTATGTCCCCCACCAAGGTTATAGAGGTGTTTATTACCGCATTATCTTTAACGGTAATGACACCCGCACTCGCACCTGATAAATTGCCCGCTGCTGTTATTGTAGCGTTATCCCTCATAATCAAAGTGGGAACTATAGATCTAAGTTCCCCTAGTACCTTAGAATTGTCGTACATAAACGCCTTCAAGCCATTGGAAGCTAGCGAAGCGGTAGAGTTGTACACGGCGTTACCCTCCATAACAAGGCTTGTAAATGTTTGTACGTTTTCGGAAGTCTTAGTGCATAACGTATTATCCTTCATATAGGCGTAACCATTTACAGCCATTCCCGACATAACGCAGTTACCGCCAAAGTAGCCTGCTCCCACTACGCTAGCATTGACAAGTGTAGCGTTATCCTCTACTCTGATATTGCCCTTCATGTTAATCGCCGTTTCTCCTGTGTTCACGATCTTACAACCGTTGTACACCGTTACGGTTACTCCTGCAAGGTCTTCGGGTGTGATGGCAGCGTCCCCCGTTTTACGGAACATTATGTAAGCATACGATTTTGTTAGTTGTATGGCTGGAACTATAGTGCTTCCGGCGTACCAGTCCCCTAAGGCTGCATAATTACCCAATCTGTCAAAGTAGACTATGCGCGCTTCTAATCCCGCCGGGACATTTTGAACACCAATACCATTAGCCCCGTTAAGCCTAAAGTATTTTTCGGTCCGTACACGTGCAGAGTCTGTACTAGGCACAGGTGGCTGTCCCGCTGTGATCACGAAGCCTCCTTGTACCGCTATAGGTTGAACGTTCAGAACCTGTGCCATTGGATGGCTACGTACTTTGTTACCGAACACGTTCGTACCTGCAATGTCAAAAACCCCGCTAAAATATGCATCTTTGTAAATGGTTGTGCCATAAGAGTTTGCAGTGCTCACCATGCGTAGAGACTTAACACTATCGTAGCTCTCAACTAGACCGCCGATCACGCCCGAAGCGGGTGCAGCCACCCGATACATCCCCTCAACTTCTGAACTAGCAAGTATTTCACCGGATGCGATAGATTTACCCAAATCCGCGCTAGCCTTCGCAAAATCAATGTTCTTGTAAGTGTTGGCGATCTGTGCGTGATGATAGAATACGCCGTTCGGGACGTTACAACCTTGGAAGATGAAAGGCATGTTAGCCGATAAGGCTGCCGCCAGTCCCGGAAAGTTCGTGATGTTCACTACCATGTTGTCACAGTCGTACGCCTGAATCAGTGAACGCACCTTTGTTGACCTGCCAGGTGCCGATAAACTATCAAACACTAAGTTTTTAACGTTGGAATACCTTCCGACTATATGAATATTCGAAGATGTTATATCTATTTTAGCACTTACGTTTGAAAATTCAGCCAATAATGTGACGGTTCTGTTATTCGTAGCGTTCGTTATTATAGATACCTTCGAATTTTGCATAACGCTATCGGGGTATTTTGCTCCCGACAACATGGTATAAGTTCCGCCCGGCCTAATGGTCGCAATCGCCGCGCTAGTCGCCGGGCCAACTTCTAACCGTGAATCAATGACGGAAAGTTTAGTTTCATAAGTGCCTGTAAACGTGATTTGTGCGGCTGTCGCGTCTGCCGGAACGATTGCCGCGATAGGGTCTTTAGCAAGTCTAAACACGAAAGAGTGACAAGCCGGGACAACCGTAGTGATGCCTCCACCTGAAATAATATCACCACCATAAGCTATTACATTGCTGTCACGGTCTAATGCAAACCAATTAAGCTTGTAGCCCGGTACGTCTAACTTCAATGTCTTAGGCGCACCGCCCGCGAATATAGGTTTAACGGTTCTTATATAGTTTGGGCTGATTACTTTCCAGTTCTCCCAATTAGTCCCTATTGGACTGGTGTACCCAAATCCACCTTGCTCGAAGTCAGAGGCCGTTAGCACCACCGCGTCCGCCGCTGTTTGCTCTGACTCGAAAAATAGTTTGCTACCCACTACGACACTAGACCCTAGAATGTCTACGGCGGGTGCGCCTGTGGTGCTTAATGCCGCTTCTCCTACATCTACGATCGAATCCCCCCCAATGCGTGCACCGGGGAAACCGAAGTTGCCCCTAAACAGCCAGCACGCGCCGTCCTGTGATAATGTCTTCTCGTCGTACACGATGCCGCCCACGTCGCCAATATTGACGTATCGGTCCTGCACCCGCCACGAACGAAGGGCGCGTACTCTCTTGTCGCTCCCTACTGTAATGATTTCATACTTCTTTAATCCCATAACGTTATGATTTATAATGTTTCTTCATCTCTGCTTTCTGTTTCTCGTTCTCTTCGTGACGCTTTGAAAGCGCTAGCATAGCATCTAGATAATTGATCCGCTTTGCCTCCTCGAACGTGCATTTGAACAATTCCGCCGTAGCCTGTACAAGTGTCAACACGTTCTTTGCCTCCTTGATCGGATCATCTTCCGGCGTGCTCCCTGCATCGAAAGGGAACAGGCGTTTTTCCAGTCCGTTCGCGATCTCGATCTGTTCCTTGATATACTTCATAGCACACAGCAAATGGTAGATGTTATCCGGCGCGTATTCGCTCGGCTCATGTTCGATCGGCGTGCACCACTTCGTCACCTTCTCGCTTGCTGTCTCCGACCGCCTAGCCTCGATAACCTGCCATAGCGTTACATCCTCGATCCGCGGTATGCGGTACACGAGCTTTCGGTTTTTAACGATAAAAGGGTCGCCCTTGACGTACTCCGCCACCGCGTTTAATGTCGCTGCTTGGTCGGAAGTTAGGGCGCCCTTGTAATTCGGATGCAAGTTACAAATAAATTCCAATTGCTTGGCGTTGTAACGCCTACATATTTTCCACCACAAGCGGCGGAAGACGTTTTTAACCTTCCCCCGCCAGTCGGTTCGCTCGTTCAATATCAACCATTCCACGCCATAAAACGCTGTCTTACTCATATTCAATCAATTCTATTTCTTCGTAATAATACCATTCCTCAACGTTCGATCCGTCCCACTGTACGACCACTCCCGGCACCTCAACGTCTGTGACTGTCCCGGTGTTTCCGGCGTAATCGTATTTAATGCGTACCCGATCGTCCACTCTCATGCTGCAAATCTAATCATTTCTCGCGTACTTCGGGCGGTATTTACGTATAAGATAGTCAACGCCGTAGCGCACCGCATCCAATGCATGGTTATAAGCGTCTACCGGCTCGTTCGTATACGTGTCGGTCAGGTTGTCCTTGACGTAGGTGTAATTGTCCGCCTCGTCCAGTACGTTAGTACTCCGCTTCGTTACGAACAGATTGAACTGCTTCACCTGCTGGATGCCCGCCCTTATCGATCCCTTTCCCTTGATGCAGGGGATCGTGTTACAGCCTAGGCCGCGTAGCTCTATGATAGACTTCTGCTCGGCGTTGTCGCATACCGTAATGGTACGGTCCAGTCTTTCCGCCTTAAGGCGTTCGGCGATCGTGCGGTTCAGCATCTTCGTCTGATAACAAACCTCGTCTATATACAAGTTCATTCCCCGCATGTAGATTTTGACAATAGCGGTCGGGTCGTTCTGGAAGCCAAAATCAAGCCCTGTGACGAACTTTACGTCCTCACCCGTTAAATCCTCCGGCAGCGCCTCGATCGTCTCAATTTGGGGGTATACAAGCCCTTCCAGCCCGCCCGTCAGTCCTTCACCGTAGACGCGCCACCAATTGGCATCCTTTGCGTTCCGTTCGATCGCCTCAACCTGCTGCTTCGATAAGTACGGGTTGTCCTTATAGGTTGAATGGATCGTGACGTACTTGTCCCCTACGAAGTCCGTCTCGCCCCAGAAGCGGCGTACCGGGTTAAAGTCGATGATAACCTTAAGCGTGGTACGTACGTCCAACTGACGAAAGATTTCGCGGGGTATGCGCTGCGCCTCATTGATGAAAAGAATGTCACGTGCAGGGCCGTGAACCTTTGACGCGTTATCACACCCGAAGAATTCGATACACACGCCCGGTTTAACCGTGTAGATCATATCAGACTTGTTGAGGGCGTTATCGTCCCAAAGTCCCTCGTCCAGTAACATGTTTTGGAAGTCACGGAACATACCGCGCTTCACGGCGGGGAGCGTGTCCGTAACGCATGAGATCATCAGGGGGTCGGGGCTTTCCCTCGCCACGAGATAAAGGAGCTGTAACACGCTCCACGTCTTAGAGGAACGCGTACCGCCTTTGCTCGCGATCCCTCTTATGTTCGGGTCGACAAAATGATCTATCATCTTATTGAAGACATAGGTACAATTCATTTCTTCTCCTCCTCGCCCTTATGGTCCTTCTTGAAATCTTTCAGTTTCCCCATCCTCGCGGACGCTTTCGGATCGGTGACGTTAACCGTCAAGCCGCCCTTGATACTCTCGCCGTTGGACGTGTAGTCCATCTGCATCTTGATCCCTCGTAGTGCCCTGATATATTGCGCGTCGAACTGCCCGACGCTCGCACCCTGATCCATGTCCGCCGCGATCTCGGCGCGTATGCGGTCTATCGTATCTACGAAGTCCTTGCAAACCGATAAGCCGAACTCCTCGAAGTTCTTCATGTAGGTCTGCCTCCGCTCTGATATATAAGATACGGACGCCCCCAGGAAAGCCGTAAACTCACTTTCGCTTTGCAAGTGCTTCTTCGGCACTTCATAGAGCGTCCCGGCGGCCGGGCCGGACTTTATCGCCTCGTACACTATAACGGGCGTGGCCTCGCACCAAGCCGCGTAAATGGCATAGGCTTCCCATAGCTCGGCGGGGTCCTGCCAGACGGGCGTTTTACCGAACCGGCGCGTAGCCAGCTGGTAACAACGGGTGCACTCGAACGAATCAGAGAGGTATTGCGTAGTCGCGTACATAGGTTTTAGAGCACGAGCGCCACACGCCGCTTTAATTCGCTCCTCCGCTACGGGCTTCTCCTTTGGAAGCTCCACGGGCTTCGTGGTTTCTGTTATTTGTTTCTTCTTTGTAGCCATATAATTTTATTTTACATTCCTGTACAAAAGTAATCATTTCACCCGTCTCAAACGCCCTGTACGCCTACATAATCCGTAAAATTCGCTCTAACTGATTCAAACACAGCACTTTAGCTAAATAGGCCGTTTTTAGTGTAAAAGATAGAATTATACCATCTTTTACACCCTAACTAATTGCGTATCAGTGAGTTACAGGCAAAAAACGGCTAATGTAAAAGATGAAACATACTTTCTCTATTAGTTCTAAAATAAAAAAAAAGACGAAATAAATTATTTAAAATAACAATAGTATATTTATGTTAACTATATTTCTTCTTTTTAAAAGGTACTCTATAGTAATCATCTTTACATCTTTTACAAACAGTATATATTACAGTATAAAGTATTATAAATAAGCAAGTTAGGTGTAAAAGATACAAATTTTAATCTTTTACATCAAAAACTTGAAAAGTGCGTTCTGCGTCCTGTGAGTGTGGTAGGTGTAAAAGATGAAAGGTGATTTGTAAAAGATGTATTTGACTACTTTTTTGTCAAAAACACGCTTTTTAGTTAAAATACCGTTAAATTCAAACATTTTCTCTAAAAAGTTTTCTCTCACAAAGTTTTTTCCGAAGTGCGTCAGAAGCATGTTAACAATTTTAACACAAAAAGGGATTAACGTTTTTATACATTAACCCCTCAATCCCTACATAACCAACCCGTATAAAACTTTCCAGTCGTCCAAAATATCTTTACATTTCCATTTCTCCGCCCTTTCTATGGTCTCCCATCTCAAAGTACGGTGGTTCAACTTGTCTAGTATCCTGCTACCGTCACAGTACATATTCACCCTGTACAGCATTGAAACCTCTATGCCATATTTGTTCGTCTCGGTGTCTTTGCTCGGATAGATCGGTCGCTCTATGTCGTCATTCTCATAAGGCCCTACGCGCTTCTTGTCCTTGTCACGGTACAGCATATTTTCTATTGTCGGTATGCGTTCCGGTTGCATCCGCGTATTACGGTCGTCCCGTACCTTGCTTGCCGCATATATTATATCCCGGATCACCTCGCAGAATATCTTGGCATTTACGGCGTGAAATGGTTTGCCCATCACTTTGGCATACTTCACACCGTTCGCCTCAAGCCAATTGAATATAAAAAACGCATGAAGATTATAAACGCGTGCCATATCTTCGATAAGCAGCACTTTTCTTTGTTTCTTCTTAATATATGGTGTCGGCATACTATAAATTATTTAAGATACATACTAAAATATAGCCAAGCGCGATCCCTGCCGCGATTGCTAGGACCATTTGCCCTAGCATTTTCATTACTTCCTTCATAGCTTCAATGCTTCTTTAAGTTCACCGATCAAACGGAGCGCCTCAACTCTTGATAAGTCCACCCGGCGTTCCGGCTCGCTCTTCCGGTATATCGTTATGGTCGTTATCTCCTTCGCGTTTCTCGGTACGCGTTCTGCGTAGACCATAACTCTCTCGGCTTCCGCCTTGTCTATCTTAACTCTCATATTGTATTGCGCCTTCTCCGCGCGGTCCAGTGCGGTTTTAAAACGTCCGGTTCTGATGCCCGCTACTTCTTGTTCCTTCATCTCCTGTTCTCTGAATAAATGATCCACGTCTGCCATAATTTAAAATATTAATTTGATTAATGTCATTATTAAACAGTCCAAACCAATAAGGCGCATTGCCCCGTGCCCAATCAATCCACCGGCCGCGGTTAGCGCGAAGTCCACGAAGTCAGCCTTACCGCCGTACAAATGATCCTTCACCTCCATACCCAGACCTACGCCCGTAGTGAAATGCGCACCACACACTGCGCCTAGCGGTATGGCGAATAGGAAATGCTTCCACCGGTTCGACGCTTTCCACCAATCAAGTATTTTAGTGTACCACTTCATATTTACCATCTCGGCGGATAACTTGGTATGGAACGGCGCGAACTCGCCCGCGGCGTTCTTCATTAGCGCAAAACCTGTCTCTCCGTCCAGCGGCTTATATGCGTGCGACATATAACCCTTAACAGGCACTTCGCCTAAATACTCGAAGCGTGCGCTACGTCCGCAGTCATTCAATAACACTACGTCACCTTTTTTGTAATCTGTTGTTTTCATACCTTCTTAAATATTATATTACTACTGTCTATTACATCTACACACACCCAGCGCCTAGGACACATGCACGGCTCACCGCGTTTGTTGAACGCGCACCCGGCGCATAGTCCGCCTTTCTTCTGTAACTCCGCTACGTACGTCACGCCTTCGTGCTCGGCCTTCTGTCCTGGATCGAAAAATATAAGTTTTACTTTTCTCATACTTTCTTTATTATTATATTAACATCCATTTTCCGCGCAAAAGGTACGGTACCTTTATTTAGCTTGTACTCCTCGCACTCTTCATCTGTCAAGGCGAAGAATATAGAATCTATTTGAGGCTCTATTGGCTCGTACAAATAGCTCCCTAATTTCCTGTTACGTCCTAAGTACCTGTAATGCACTCCATCGATTAGGGCGATTATATCACCCACATTATA